GATGAATATTCTGATCAATTTGGTCGAATTGACTCAAGTAAAACTGATGGTTCGGATGATTACCATTGGTTTGATGTCTATGAAATCGTGTATGTTGGAAAAGAAAAGAAAATTGTTTATTTCGACATCAATGGTAAGCGTTCATTGAACCTTGACACAAAAGAATTGTTTGAGTTGATTCGTCAACAATGTATACAACATTTCGCAGAACAAGATCGTCTTGATGAGCAGTATCGGATTAAGAAAGCCGGCGGTTGCTTAACGTGCAAGCGCTTGTCTTTTATGTGCGTTTGCCCCAATGTGGAAGAAAAATCCACATCTGGTGATAGGATTCGCATGATCGAAGCTAATGTTGCGGAGTTACCTGCAGAAGAAATTTGTCCTAACAGAACTATGGTGGGGCATATGGGAACTCCTTGTCACTTTCACATTGGAGGCATTTGTTCATATTGTGGACGCGAGGATCCTGATTTGGAAGATGAACCAAAGGATCCCGAGATGGGAATCGCGATGACTGCCATTAGTACAGTCAGTTCACTAGCTTGGCAATCGATGTTACCTTGGATAAATCCATTCATAAAGATGAGATGGTTGTGGAACATCGACAACAATGTGATGCGTTGTTTTCATGAGGAAATCGTGGAAGAATTGAGTTATTGGCCTGAATATGTAGGCTGTACTACTTTCACTTTGATTCCACATTCATGGTTGCAGCGTCCAGATGGATCACTCACTTGGTTTGGTAAGAGGAAGGAGAATTTTTTGAGGATGGTAGCTGCTGAAAGGCAGATTTTTCTACCTCTTTCGTATCTTTTCCGAAGAGCTTTGATTTTGGGATTGTTGTCTTTTGTTTTATTGTCTACTATTGGAGCTACTATGGAATATTTTGGACTCAATCCTCGAGAATATGATCAAGTTGTTTTACGCGCTCACACCTATAGAGAATGGGGTTGGTACTATTTTTACCCTCAGTATTCCCAATTTGTGATGGAGAGACGTGAACTCTATGCTGAGTTTGGAATTTTGACAGAGCGCCATCTAAATTGGAAACGATTTTATTCTGCCATCGTGTGGTTTGAGAAGTTGTTAGGATTGTTGTGTGTTCCATGGAGATTTGAACGCACACGATATGTCCCAGTGTTGATTACGTGCATGTACCAGTGGTGGTTGATGCCAGTTATTTTGAGTTCGCTTATTTCGGTATCCTTGTTCTTTTTTATGTGGTGGAGGCGTGCAATTGGGTATCGCCAACGCTACGAGGATTTACAGCGCAGGACAATGAGTGACCCAAATTTGCAGACTACCATATACGATCGAGCTCGTCGTCATTGCACCGAATATAACAGTCTCGTTCCTACGGCAATTGGTGTGGTTGGTGCGATTGTGACAGGTTTGGTGATTTGGAATCAAATGCGAATGCCAGAGATGGGTTTCAAGAAAGAGAATAGAACTAGTTGGAATGATTGGTTTAATTTTTCTCGAGAAGTGGCTGAACCAGCTGAATCTAAGAACTCGTCGTCTGATGAAGCTGCTCACAATGTCAGCAAAGTACTTACTTATGTTGAGGCTGATGTTAACGGTGAAACCAGATGTGTTCATGGTATTTATTTGGAACCTGGTATATTGACAATTCCTCGCCATTTCTTTAAACCTGATCCATACAAACAGGAGTTGGAACCTTA